GTCTAAACTACATTGAAGCTGTTGTCCAGTTCTGCGAAGATAAAAATATAGAAATGACTGGTATCAATAAACTGATATCAAAACCATTAAAAGAGAAGTTAAAGTTTGACGCACAACGTCTAAATTTTATGAAACGCACAAGCAAAGGGTTTTTGAAACTGTGACAGGTTTTGAAGTTTACAAGATGTATCTTGCTCTGAAACTTCATTTTACTTCCGACAGTTATGATTATTTCCAATACGGTGGAAATGCTAAGGCATCACAGACTTCTTTTGACCAAAGAAAAGATAAGTTCTTTTTTGTCAAACTCTCAAGGAAGTTTAAGGACTTCGAGCTACGCGAATTTTTTGTAGCTAACTTTATCTCAGAGGATAAGGTATATCCTGCAACTTTAGTCAGAGAGGGTGCCAAGAATTATTCTGATTATATTAAACGCAAAGAATCTCTAAGTTACAGGTTCAGAGAAGATTGTGAGGTACTATATGATATGTGTGATAACTTCGATGATCTGTTCAGTGTAACATCAGTTCATCCCCCCTTGATAAAAGCACAGTTGGGTGGTAGAATAAGTATTGAAACACTCACCATATTCAACAAGATCTTCCACTTTATCTCAGATTTTGATAGAATCATCAAAGACGAGATAGTCTGGAAACCACTTCGTAACAAGGTGGTGAAGTACGACCCATTTCTGAGTGTAGACTTGGGTAAATATAAGAGTATCATCAAATCACAGTACGTATGAAGTTTTTCGAGTCTGACGTAGTTCGTGACGAACTAAACAGAATGCAAGATCTATATCTAGAGATCAACAAGATGGGGTTAATGCTTACAACACCTCAGAAAAAAGAACAGCTAGACAAAATGATTGAGTTGATAAACCTCCAACAGACTATGTACATGCGTGTTACACTATCTGACGACCCTGATGCCAGAACCATGGTGGAGCAAGTAAGAAATGCTGCAACAATGCTCGGTATGAATCCAAATGATGTAAACCACACATTTTATGATACACTTAGAGACAATGTACAAGAAATGATCGACAAATTACCTACATAACTGTATAATCTGATGCACTTAATTATTTTAGGAGTAGCAATCATACTGATTGTTGCTATCATCTGTACTTTAGTTCTATACGACCCACACAGATGAAATTAACACAAGAAGTTATCGACCAGATACAAGAAGCAATGCTACACACCAAGAAGGATGGCACTGTTAACTGGAAAGATACTGATGAGATTGAGGTCAATTTAGCAGGAACATTCGCTGCTGACAGGTTTATTGTTATTAAGAACAAGACTAAAGACCCAGTGGTTTCTGCTGAACCACATCCCAACTTTGACTACGAAAAGAAGGAGTTTAAAACCGAATGAGACTAGCCGTACTGTGTTCTGGAAATGGAAGTAATTTCGAGAATATTGTGCGAACGTGTAGATCTGACGAAGTTGTGTTGATGATCCATAACAAAAAGAAGTGTGGAGCAGCAAAGAGAGCAGATAAGTTAGGAATACCTCATTCATATATCGAATCTACTGATGAAATCAATATGATTCGACTTATTCAAGCATGGAATGTAGACCTCGTAGTACTTGCAGGTTGGATGCGAATTGTTACAAAAGATTTCATAGAAGCGTTTCGTGGTAGAATAATTAATGTACACCCTTCCTTATTACCTAAGTATAAGGGGTTACATGCAATACAGCAAGCAATGGACGCAGGTGAAACTGAGACTGGTGCTACTGTACACTACGTAAACGAAGAACTCGATGGTGGCGAAATCATCATCCAGTCTAAAGTTCCTATATTACACAATGACGATATCAAATCACTTACCAAAGCGATTCAAAGACGTGAATACGCAATCCTTCCAGAGGCAATTAAACATGTTAAGCACAAACTACAGAAACCGAATAGTGGATATATGCTGCAGGATGATATCTACCGATGGGACGGTAGAATTAAAAGAAAGGATTTGGATGAACAAATTATGCAGCAACAATAAGTCTGCATCAGCACTTGCGGGTGCTTTATTATGTCCTGATTATGTACCACATGACTATGAGAAATGATCTTTGGGTAAACTACAAAGAAGCACTATGGGAAACATTTCCCGACTTTGAAAAAACTGAACCTCTCTGGGCAGACTGGACAGGTAAAAAAGATGCAAACCTAACAGCAACGGTATACACACATGACCACTTTATCAAAGCAAGGGAAGTTGACATCTGGGATGATACTTCTTCTATCTACAATAACATTCTTTACCCTAAAACTGGGAGTAACCTTCCCTGTTTTGGTATGGATCTTATGGGATTTAACGAGAATCGGGTAATCATTGTATTCGACTTTCAACATCCTGTAGAGAACTATCTGTATGAGGTAGAGAGTTTACCTAAGGCAGAGAAAGAGTATAGATTCTTTGAGATGGGTAATCACTTCTCCAAGAATATCTACGTTAGATATTGTAAGGCATCAGAGGTGGATGACTACCTACCGATGTTTAAGACTTATTTGTTGTGGTATAAACACATAATAGAGGAAGCACAACCAAAAGGGTTGGATGCGACAGAGACATATAGAGATTTTGACGCATATATGACACGTTTAGACCCTGTTGGAGGGTATTTGTCAGGAAAGTTTGGCAAAGAGAAAGCAGAGGGGCTTGTCAATGGTTTCCTTTTCTGCTATAATAAATAGTATGCCACGACGGTGGTTTGGGAGTGACTGAATAAACTTACTGGCAACTGCTGGTTAAGGTGATGAGACACAGGTGGTGCTGCTGCAGCGATGCAGAACCGATTCAACCAATCGGGTCTCAGGCAATAACGTTTTTACTACTGTAGTAATGCCCGTTATTTGTTGGTACACAGGAATCCAACCTCCCTCTTTAATACAACAAAACAAATATCCACAATTATCCACATGTCATTCGCAAATTTAAAAAAGAAATCCAGATCTGGTTCTCTTACAGAGAAGTTAATTAGACAGGTCGAAAAGATCAACGACAAAGGTAGCAGTAACGTTGATGAACGTATTTGGAAACCAGTAGTAGACAAATCTGGTAATGGTTATGCAATCATTCGTTTCCTTCCAGAACCCGAAGGTTGTGAACTTCCTTGGTCTAGAGTTTATACTCATGCATTTCAAGGAACTGGTGGTTGGTACATAGAGAACTCTCTTACCACACTCGGACAAAAAGACCCAGTTTCAGAGCATAACTCAGAACTATGGAATTCTGGTTCAGACGCAAACAAAGAGATTGCTCGTAAGCAGAAGAGAAGATTATCTTATTACAGCAACATCTATGTTGTAAGTGATCCAGCTAATCCTGAGAACGAAGGTAAAGTATTTCTATACAAGTATGGAAAGAAAATCTTTGACAAGATTATGGAAGCAATGAAGCCTGAGTTTGCAGATGAAACTCCAATCAATCCATTTGATTTCTGGGCAGGTGCTAACTTCAAGTTAAAGATTCGTAGAGTCGAAGGTTATCAGAACTATGATAAGTCAGAGTTCGGTAGTGCAGAAGCACTCTTTGATGATGATGCAAAGTTAGAAAAGATCTACAACTCTTTATATAATTTAAATGAGTTTACAGATGCTAAGAACTTCAAGTCATACGAGAAGTTAAAGGAACGTTTAGATTCTGTTCTTGGACTCAAGAAGCCAGTTAGAGCACCAATTCCTGATTCAGAATTAGAAACTGAAGATGAAGGTCGTGGTTACTTTGCTGAACAAGCAGCAGTATCCGAACCAGTAAAAGAAGTTGCAGCAGTAGAAGAAGCAACATCTGATGAAGATGATGAATCGCTGAGTTACTTCTCTCGATTAGTCAATTCTTAAGACACACAACCCACCGCAAGGTGGGTTTTTTTATACCCCTGATATTCTTGGATTGTCAGTTCCTTTTAACGTTTTTGAAATATAATTTGAGGATCTTTTATACTTCATTATTTGTTTGTGCTCAGATATGAATGCACCAAGATATGCTGGTTTCAATATTCTGATTCTTCTTTTCTCTTCATTTTGTTTGACTTCATAATCATAGTTTGTAATTGATGCTACTGGAGTTATAGTGTTTGAACTTGATCCACCGAAATTTACTTTGATAAGACTTCCTGTTGATGATGTGA